AGCTAACGCGGCATCAGCATCATCCGAGGCGTCAGAGGCATCATCTGAGGCGTCAGAAGCGCTCCCGGAAGCTGAAGAAGCACTGCTGGTAGCACTACTGGCACTGCTTGAAGCTGAAGAGGCGCTACTGGTGGCGGAATTCTGACTTATTAAAGCAGCGGCGGCACTTGCGGCGGCTTCGGCTGCACTTTCAGCGGCATCACCAGCTTCGGTATCAGGGTCCTTTTCAGAGATAACTAGATTGTAGCCAGCAGGGTCCTCGCCATCATCTTCAAATATTATAGTTCTCCGATTCTCAGGTTTAGGCAGAATGGGATTAAGTGCGTTGGGGAGTCCAGGGTTAATACGGATTCCAGCCTGTGCCAATAAATTTGCGTCCTGGGAAAGACGGGTTAGCTTGTCCATTTCCTGGTTAACAGTATCGGCGTTGAAGTTGCCTTGAGTAATGAAATCATCTGTCCTGTCTAAGGTAGTCTCACGCCGCATAGTCCAAATATCACCAGCAGATACGGGAGACTCATCACCAAAAGGGGTGATTTCTCCACCGTTATCATCGCCCAGGTCAGTGGATTGTATGGTGTAATCCGTATCCAATACGAGGACCACAGGGGTTTCCTCACCATTCACCAGTTTCGTAACAACAAGTTCTTCGGCCTTCCCTAAATAGAATAACCATGGTAGAACGGTTTCGCCCCCTACGATTACGACTTGATTCTCTGGAATTTGTGCGGGGGCGGTCATGTTACTTGCCTCCTGCGATTAATTTATTTATTGATTGTGAGGAACCCTGATTATTACTGATGTTCCCTTTTATCTCCTCGGGAATCACCGGAGCACTAAAACCTGAATCAACTTGCTTGGCAGGCGTGCGTCTTAATCCTCGCTTCCTATTGATTTCATCATTTCTTCGACTTTTCAAACTACCCTCCTCTTGGGATGAAGACCTAGCCATTAATTCCTTTTTAGCTGCGGTCCGCGCTGCATTCAAATCAGCCAATAGATAGGCTTTCTTTCCGCCCTCATCCCCTCCAGAGGCGGCCTTAAATGCCTTTGAAACTACTGTTCTCGGCCAGAATCTCTTGAGTCGTTTAGCCACTAATTCGTCCAGGGTTGCTTTCTCTAGTCCTGTCAATGGAATACTGTAAGAGATATTAAGACCAGGGGCCGAGCCTCTAAAGAAAGTGGGGTTATCCCCAAATATCATTTCATTTTTAGCAATTACAATATCTACAGGATCCTTACTCTCCCTGTCGATGGGCATGGAAGTTAGCTGATCCATGGCATAAAGATAGGTTGGTAATCCTTCCACGGTATTGGGATAGCTCTTCCCCATCAGAGTTGTCTTTTCTGGCAAATCCTTTGAAAGATAAGGAATCGTGCGCCTGATATTATTAATTCCCTCTTGGTAACTGGTCAAAGTTTCCTGGCTGATAATTCCATCCAGCCCCAGTTTTTCTCCAAGTTCAATCACATCTGGATCCCCGGGTGCTGTTCTAAAGGTTCTTCGTTTATTATCTACTCTTTGAGCTTCTGCGCGAAAAAATGCAGATTTAGGAACTAGCGCAGATGGTGCCCAAAGTGCTAAAAAGTCAGAGAATGCACCCTTATTTCCACCGGAATTAATAGCTTTCATGAACTTCTGCATACCCTCTAAAACAGTTCTATCCTGAATAGCTTCCCATGTAAGAAACGAGGTTTCTAAAACCATTTCTTCAGCGTCTCGGCCTTCTGCATTCTGGTAAGTTTCAGCAACCAACATCCATATAGATATGATGTGACTTACAGGGTCTAATTTTTCAATACTAATCTTACCTTCCCCAAATTCCCCGCTAAATAGCAATCCAACATCCACAGAGTAGGGGACATTACCAGCTTCCATCCATCTTTTTCTAGCCCCTATCTCTGCTGGGCCCGGACCAGTTAGAATTCCAGACTTGACCAGTTCATTTGTTACCCACCCTACCCCCATCGTAGAATAAGCAAATGTGGCAATTGCATTATCTCTAAGAGCGCCACCGGCTCTAACCTGTTGACGCCACTTGGCAGAAATGGGGCCACCTATATCATTGAATGCTGCCTTTGCCCCATTAATAGGAGCCTTTAAAAAGGGGGTTGCCATTATTAACGGGGGAAACTTCCGTATAGCTTCTTGTCCGGCCTGGCCAATTGTCCCCAATTCATTCATGAGCGTCATATAATTGGCGCGGTCAATTGATTTGTCCAGAATCTCCGGCCCCGGATTCTCCCGAAGAAATTCAGTCCGTATTCCAATCTGTTCTTTGGTAAGTTTTTGTATCTGGGCTTCAGAAGATACTTTAAGAGCTATCTGAAATTCCTTTTCTAAATCAGTCCAGAAATATCGCTGGAACATATCAACACCACCGATAGCTCTGCCCGATGTATTGAATAAATATCCATAGAAATCTACACCTAAACCAACAAACCCTTCAGGGTCTAAATTGAATTGGCCGGCTGAAATATTTTGTCCCCGGGTACTTTCAAACCTCTGGAATTCATCCAACTCAAGGTCTAAATGTCTTTGTTGTGTAGTTAAATCATCTATTGGCTTAGGAATTCCTAAAAATCTAGCCTCGGGGGTTTCCTTGAAAGCTCTCCAACTTAACTTTGCCGCCCTTCCTAAAGATGTAGGAATAGCCCGATAAAAGGCAAGTGTCTCAGATAGCCCAATTTTACCTGATCCTAGTACTGGGCTCTTTGAGGCAAATAACTTTAAAGCTGCCTTTGGTAATTCCCATAATGTCATTCCCAAATTTGATGCTGATATCATCCCCAGTGTCGCCGGATTAGATAAAAGACCATCCAGCATAAACTGACGCCATATTCGAATACCTTGATTTCCACCTAATTTATTAGCCGTTTCCTGGACTAATTTAGAGATAACGGCGCTATTACCCTCACCCATTTTGATATAGGTTGCGTATTCCTTAGTCCCCCCTATTTCTCCATTGGTCAAGATAAGCTTTCTAACCTTTTCCCCCTTCTTCAAAGGAGTAAAACTTTCCGGTAATTCCCATACCTTTAGAATTCTATTAGCCTCTGCCCGATCACCCAAAACTACTGACCGAAGCGCACTATTAGCAGCCGCTGATTTTCTAAAACTATACAGGTCAGCCATGGTAGGTTCTATCTCATCCATAAAACCTAATTTAATGGCGGGGAAAGGCACATCACCCATCCCTCCCATAACTTGGAGCTCCCCATTAGGGTCCTTCATTAGCCGTTTAAGCCCATCTATATCACCTACCTGATGGAAGTCCTCGGCCATCTGCTTAATCAGGCCAAACGCCTTAATAGAAGCTGGGTTGATTGCGTCAACAGACTCCAACTCTATCCCTCTGGTGATTGCCTTAAGGAGGTTATCCATTTTATCAGGATTTACAACTTTAGCCCTTTGCACTAAATCTCGTTCCATTAAGGGTAAAATCCTCAAAGCAGCTCGGGCTCTCTTTTTAGTCATGTTCAAGGAGGGTGGTCTATGGAATATATTCCCCAGTTGCTTGAATTCAGGGTCATTTACGGAGAGCAAATCCTTTGGGTCGACTGCCTTTTTAGCTGGTATTGGGCCAATTAACTCTGGTTCCTGGTCCAATGTCCCAGAAAACCTATGAGTAAAACGTCCCGAATCATCTTTTTTCGGTTGTCGATTTTTTACAAATGTCCCCTTTTCTACAGCATCCAACATACGGTCAATATCATGGGCACTATTGATATATCTTGGCTGTACCTTTATTTTCTTTTGCCCTAGAAACTCTCTTTTATTTCCTGCCTTCTGTAGAGCATTAAAATCACGGGATCCGATTAGAGGCGAATTGCTGTTGGTAAGTCCAAGGTCGGATAAATTCCCATCATCAATAGGCAGTGCCATCATTTCAGGCTTCCCAACCGCAAACCCTTCCTCAGTTCTAACCTGATTCTTGATATCCTGGACGTCTGTCTTTGCACCCTTTTTTAACTTGGCAAACTCATTTGCTCGATACCCTCCCAGGATTTTTGCTACAGTTTCGCCAATCATCCCAATTGTTACCCCTGCAGTAACATCTACTCCGGTGAGGACAACAGCATTCCTGATTTTTTGCAGAAGTCGACCAGCATCCTTTTCATTGGTATTTGGATCGATATATGCCTTTACATCCTTACCGTTAATTTGTGGAGTTTGATCCAGCCATTGTTTAAGTAGGGAATTATCGGGATCGGCTACAGTAAGATTAGTGAGGAAATCTGCTTTAACTGCGAGTGTTAAATTTTCTCGCAAAGAGGATCCAGCTATCTGCTCTATAGCCTTTTCGCCTCTCAATAATTTTGTAAATCCAACTAAAGGAATGGCTAACGCTACCCCTTCTCTGACCAAATTAGCACTCACCGATTCAGGTTTTGGCCCGGCCAACTCTCTTAGAAAGAGTTTAGCCTTAGTAATCGCAGCAATCTCACCTGAAAAGGCTATTCCTCCCGTAGCTTCATTTACCGTTTCAATAGTTTCAAGAAGATCAGCCGCTGTCTGGGGAATTCCTTTTACAGCCTGTTCGAAGAATCCTTCTTCAGCACCTTGTGCTAAATCCTCACGTATTGCGTTTGCTGCAGGATCAGTTATTTCCTGTCCTTGGGTGGCCACACTTTTAATAAAACTCATTACTGAACCAATTTCTTCAGTCGTTTGCTGGATTACTTCAGGAGTAGCAGGGACAAAGCCATCCTCCTCTAAAGGCTCAACTATATCCGGGACCGCAACATCAGAGGGGGCGTTTTCGTTGAGAGTGTCCAAAGCATTCTCTGGGGGCTCATTGAAATTAGGACGTTCACCGGTCAGCTCTTCAACCTGCATCGCCGCCCAATCCAAGTCTTCCTGGTCTTTGACACGCTGCCTGTGTTTTAAATATGCACTAGTAGAAGCCATTATTTACCTTTTCCTTGAGTGAGTATTGCTTTGCCTGTAGCTATCGCAGGATCGGTATTATCACTAAAAAATCCCTCGCTTCTAAACTGGGAATACCATCTTCTTAGTTCTCTTATTTCCAGTAAATAATCCTGCCTCCCTATTCGGCCATTAACGGCTTCAACGCTAGTCTGAATCATTGCTGAATTCATATCATCGACGGTTATATCTCCTCGGGAAATATTTTGATTATGCAAGAATCTTGGCCTGATTAAAACTCTACGACCTGGCATAATTTCGGAATCTATTTCTTTAGCCTGCAAAATAATTCTCTCTCGCAAATCTCCAGCGGACAATACCGTTATCGGCTTTCCATCAATAGTACCATTTTCTAAATCAACACTTTGGTCGAACATATCAAGAGCAGTATTTAGAATAGTGGCCCTCTCAGGGGACATAGCTTCCATCGCACTAAAAGGGTCACTAGGATCAGCAGGGGCTCTCCCTCCAATTATTAGAATAAGTCCCTTTCTTGCATTACTAGAGATTTTAGCAAAACTCTCCGGCCCTGTTTTTAAGGATTGAATACTATCTTCTAGCATTGTCTTATTACTAGCGAGTAGAATCCTAAAGGTTTCATTCCTCATTGCAGCCACATTAGCGACTATATAATCATGCTGGTCTATGCCAGAGGCTATATTTACCTGTGCCTGCATTACAATCTCTCTATTATCCGTAATAGAAGGGGTAGTCGTTAAGACTTTTAGAACATCCTTAGCACCCTGTTTTGTATTTGTACCATTCCGAATATTCCTTGCCATCCTATTGGCAGTTTCTTCCGATGTTCCGGTAAGATCCTTGACCTGCATAAGTTCCTCAAAATCATTTGCAGCTCTATCTCTAGCATCAACCTCCTTGGCAAGCTCTTGCTGCTGCGCAAACATAGCATTTTCAAGGCCCATCTTTTTAGTCAACTTGGTAATAAGAGTACTTTGCGCTGTATCCGATAATTTGTCATAAGCCCTTACTTTTATGTTTATTGGAGGGACATCTCTACTTTCCTCTATCGCATCCATCTGAGGACCCTTATTATCCAATAAATCCTGTAATGCCATTGAGGTTGATTCTTGCCTGGACTCCCAACCTTCTATCCCATTGCTAATCCATTTATCATTAAATTCATTAAGCCGTTTTGCTACTTCCGTAGGTTCAAAAAGAGGCTGGGGATTGCCATTGATATCTACTATATGTTCAGAGAGGGTAGCCAGTAACTCAGTACGCTGAGTATCCATCCATTCTAACGCTACTCTCTGCTGCAGCGCGTCCCGTTCATTGAATATCTCTCTTGTCCCAGATAGCAAAATAGCATCATCGGTACTTTCTTTTAATACTAAATCCCCCGCTGCCTTTTCTTCAAGAATATCTAAAGAGTTCTCATTCGATTTTGTTATCCCTGGACGAATCGCCTTATTAAAACGGGAAATAATCCTCTCCCGTAAAGAAGGTTCTTCAATATTCTTTTCAAGTCCATGGATATACCCCTGTGCCGCCTGTTGAAACCCAGCCGGGTTATTCTGAAACTGGTCAGTTAATTCAAGGGCCTTAGTGTCAGAATCCAGTTCTAAAGAGACTAGATAATTCCTTTGTATATTTCTTTGGCGGTCCATATCATCATCATGGAACGCTTTTACAACCCCTGCAATATCACGGACAATACTTCCCTGAGTTGAGGGAACCTTCCCTCTCCCTCTTGGAGCCTGAGTAACTGCCGGTTGTCCTTGTAATGTGTCTATTCGTTCTGCCATTTTTTTACCTAAGCCAAAAATTGTGCTTTGCTAATACTTTTTGAAGAGGATCCGCTACCTCCCCCAAAAGATCCTCCCAAACCAAAATAGGTGAGAATCGCACCAGTGAAAATTTTAAATGGAGCTATTTTTTTGTTGTATTCCGCTTCCGCCCTTACTCTTCGAGCTTCCCGTTCCAACGCCCCTTCTTTAATATCCGCATTGGTACGGGCTATAATGGTAGTGAAAGCCAAATCCCGTGAAAGCTTTGTTTGGGCCCTGGTAACTGAACCCTGTAGTCTTATTCCGCTGGCATATGAGGCTACCATATTCGCTGCTTGGGCATCATTAAAGGCTATTAAAGCGGCGAGACTTTGTTGTTCACCAATTATTTCCTCTTGCTTTGCCTGGAACTCAAGGTCCCTTGAAGAGTTAATGGCCCCCTTATAATCAGCGTATCCTGCAAACCCTTCCTCAAGAAGCGCAACCCCCTGGCGAAAGCCCTGAGCCTTGACATTACTTCCGCTAAAAAAATCAGAAGCCCCTTGTTTATCAGCCTTTTTTAATAGTGTGCTTTGTCGTTCAGCCATTAGTAGTCCACGTAATAGGAAAGACCCAATATAGTCATAGCAAAAGGTTCTTTCTGCCCTATTGTTATCTGCCCAAATTCATTGTATCCCGTCAATCCTTTAATAGTTTTCTGTCCTGTCTGAGGAATAATAGGAGCATCCAGCACGTTTTCAGGAAGCGTGATAAATGGGACTGATATGCCTTGAACATAAAATCCCTGTGTATCGTGATAACGCACAGTGCATTGAGGGACAGATTTCTGTTTTCCCATCAATGTGCCCTCCTTTTCAAGGATATCTGCTGGAAGAGTCTTAATCAGAACATTAAATCCCGTGTCCTCTCCCGTATTATCATCTATGATATTGGGGAAGGGAAGACCCACCTGGAAGGAATCCGCAGCTGGCGCATCAAAGGATACCGCCCCATTGGTTACGGTCTGGACTCCTAAATAAATATCATCAACAATAATGCCTACCTCTTTACCCTCAATATGTGATAGCCCTGATGTTCCAGTTACAGGAGAAGTCAAACCTGTTCGTATAATGGCGGAATCAAACTTCGAGGATTCATTGAATGTCTCGATATTGTCTTTTTCTACCGACCAATCCCCGGTAGCCGTACCCTGACTACCAGCAAAGATCACTCCAAATTTATTAATCGCGCTCACAGTTGTAGCGATATAAACATTATCGTAGGCAGGGACACTCATATTTGATAGGGTAACAAAATCTCCCACCTCAACCCCATGAGCATCAGTCGTAGTTATCTCAAGAATATCGGCCGCAAGGTTCGCCGCACTCAATACACCATCTGGAAAATCAAGATATCTCCTGATATGGAAATAACTGGTTTGCTCAATAACTGCCGCATGCCTAAAGTCCCCATCAGTAGTCCTCAAAGACCATCCGTTTACTACCTCAGAACGCAGGACAGAAAACGCGGCAAGTGAATGGTCGTCACTATTAATAACCCAGAAATAGTTTCCGTCTTGAGTATTCAGAGACTTTTTGAAAGCTGACGACATAGGGTTACGAATAAGATGACTAGAAAACAAGGAGACTGTATTTGCATCATAAGCTTTAACATTATCCACAAACTCAAACTCCCTGTATGCCTCCCCGCCTCGCTGGGCAAAGTAGACCGTTCCATCTACTTCCCTGGGGGCTAAAGAAGAAATCGTTCCAACTGTAGTAGTACGCCTGAGTATCACATTATTGGGAGTAATAGGGTCCAGATCAGATATGGGAATATAGAACTCAGCCTGGTCAGCGAAGAGTAGAAGATGCCTACCCGTAAAAATATGAAGAATCGTGTTTATCTCACCTGAGTCAATAGTAGCTGTAATACCAAAATCATCTTGTGTCCCACCATTGTTAAAATCGTGGATGTCACCAGCCCTCGAAGCCCAAAATGTGCCAGGCCGATCCTTACTCCCCGCAACGCATAAGCGCCCTTGATAGAAGGCCCCACATCTTGGATAACCCCGAGCACCAGACCACTCCACTTCCTCAAGCAACCAGTCAGGACCTCCTACTACAAAACTCGTTGTAGCGGTAAGAATAAGCGGTAATGACAATATCCTTCCGGTAACTACGGTAGTGCTTGAACGGGCAGTAATTTTATAATAAGAAGAATAGTTTTCACCCTCACCATTCGAAACAGTGAGAATGCGGATAAATTTGCCCACATCCGCTGCAACAAAACTAGCACTCGCCGCTGTAAGCGTGGCAGAGTCCCCAACGACATCACCGCTAATATTGGATACCGTTAATCTGGCTGTCTCCCTTTCCCCGAAAGAAAACGAAGGAATATTAGTGACCTCAAAATCCGTTAATGTCCAGTTAGCTTCTCCAAACCGGCTTAATTGTTTTATTGGGACATCCTGATGGAATATCAGCATCACATCCAAACTCTGTAGCCACGTTATTTCCAATAACTGCTGGTTGCTGTAAATATTATTCGTTATGGTGAAAACAAGGTGGTTTGGATTGGGGTTGGATACAGTCCCTTCTTTTCTGAATATGTAAATACGCCCCAAAGTGAAAACCAATAAATAATTTTCGTCAAACGAGAACTGGAAATCAATCGGCTGGACATTATCCTGGCCTTCAAAACTCCAAGCTACCGTCATATCTTCACCGGAGCCGCTAGTCGTTGTCTCCGATGGATATGGAGGCAATACCGAATAATCCCCAGACTGTATTAGTTCAATACTTGCAACTTCCCCCCCGGATGACGAGATAGAAGTTACTTTCGCTTGCCCATCAATTAGATTGACGATACCGTCAACATCAAGGGTCAAAATATCATTCACAGCATATCCAGAACCAGAAGCAAAAATTGAAAAGTTGTCTATAGAAACCCCCACAAGTAAAAGCATCCTCGCCCCTGTGCCACTTCCATCCGTAGAGGTGGATGTGTCGTAAGCTTGGTTAAATGGGTCATAGGTACCAGGAAGAACTGTGTAATTCCCGAGGTCAATTATTTCCGTTATAAGTGATCCTGCCCCACCAAGGGCAATAACTTCCGAGGAGGCAGGAGTAGTAAACGTCCCACCAACAGCAGTGATTATATCCCCAACCTGATAACCAATAGCACCCGCCCCGGCAAAACTATCAACAGAAGTATCAATTACTTCCTCGTCACCAGTATCCCAGTTTAATGTAGCTCCGCTACCATCACCATTCGTAGAGGTAGGAGTCGGCTTAACATTCGGTGCGTTTGGTGCATATGTTCCTGTGGTTTCATCAGAGAGTCCGGTTACTGAACCGCCACCGCCAGGGACAGATATCACCTTAGCCTGTGCCGCAATATCAAAGGTTCCACCTGTAAGGGTAACAATGTCTCCTACAGAATAACCAGAACCGGAAGCAACCACCGTTAGACTGACTAAAGAAAGAAACTTTGTCTGCCCGGCAGGAGGAATAGGCGTTTCAAACTTAAGGCCAGGGAACCGCTTAACTCCACCCTGGGGAAATGGCAAAGCATTCCGTATCAGGGAAGCCCCATTCTCAAATAACTGCAAGTCAGACCGCATCGTGATTAACGGATCTAGCTCACCATTCGTAAAATTGGTTTTTATTGGGTGAATTAAACCCATCTACCTGCCCCCGTGTCTAACATCGATCAAGGGATAATTCTTTATAGACTGGGGTGGGTGCCCCTGTGAATCAATACGGGCCGCTTCCCGGAAATAACCACTCTTGCCATCCTGCCCCCACGCCTCCAGAAACGTAGAATCACGTAAAGAAGATTTGCGGGTAACAGACCATGCCAAGACCGCTTTAAGGGCCAGTATCAAGAGTTCGGTAACATGAACCGGAAACAGGGGGACTTCTTTTGGCACCTGATAATCAATATAAATATGCTCAGAAGAGGTCAGTAGCTTTTTCCCGTAGATATTGAAATCAGTATATTGGGAAGACAGTCCTTGGTTGGCCGGGGAGTTCCAGACAGTCCGGGGTTGCCCATTTAAAATATCAGGGGGAAGGTTGTACTCGTATTTATATTGAGTGGCAGGAGAGGAAATGGTGCGGGTCAACGCAGAGGATTTTACTGTGTTAAATCGCCATGGGGCCGATACCTCGACTCTGGCCTTGACTTGGGGGAAAAGGTCTGCATACCCAGGATTCAATTCAGTTAATGCCGTAACGGGATTATCCCCCAGCCCGACAAGAGCCTGGGAAAATATTTGAACTTCAGAGGCCATAGTTTACCCCGTTTTGGCTTTTATGAATTTACCCTTCCCATCTGTGGCTTGGACTCTAGCACCGCCGCGCCCTTCTTCCCAGCGTGTCGATACATAGCTTTTACGCATCTTAATCTGGGGTCGGTTTTCCTCCACCACAAACTCAGCGGTACCGTCTTTTGCTATAACTTTGACAAACGAGTTCGGAGTCAAGAGAATGCGAATCCCCCTGTCTACCTCGTCGAAATATCCCAATTTATGGATATCGGTCATGGTATCCTCATCCGAGGAATACATGAACAAGCGTGGAATCCTGGCCCCACCAGTATATGCAGGGGCGAACCGTTCTTTTTTAAAAGCCATAAATATCCTTTCTGTTATGCAGCGATAATACCCAGCGGTGAAAGTCTGATATCAGCTAAAAGCCCTGACTCAGCCTCCCCGGTAAGGACAACATCCACAGTTGCAGCGGTCCCGCTCCCACCAGTCACGGCCAAGCCGGTCAAGGTGGTAGGAGGATCCTTTGGATTATAAAGCCCCGGATCAACTATGGAAATAGCGGTAATTACCCCAGTGGATACTGTGTCAATATTAAAGGTAGGCTTATGGATTACGTCCCCATCAACAAAAGTGACGCTTATTTGTTCATCCTGCACATAGGTAGCTGTGCCTCCGCTATCAATTGACCCCGAGTCAAAGGACGGGCTCTGACCATCACCAGTGACAAACTCGGTAGACATGCCTATGCTTCCATCAGCATCCTTAATTGAGGTAATCCAATCCCCTCGATGCAGGACCCCTTTCATTTCATTAAAATAACCATTAGTTAAAATTACACTTCTGTTGTCTTGAGAAATATAACTGAATACCTGTGGAGCATTCCCGGCTTTAGCATTGGCACCAACCGGACTGAAATTTTTGCTTATAAAAGCCATGATTTATCCTTCCGTTTAGGTGGTTGCCGTGTTCCCAGCAGAGGAGACGGTTACATCAGATACTGCGGGAGACTTTGCTGCCGCCGTGAAAAATGTAGTACGAAGCACTGGACCGGCCGCGACAATCCAAAGAATGTCCCCGGCATTAACAATATCCCGGACATCATTAAAATATGCGGCGGTCTGAATTACCGTCAAATTATCGGAGGTTGAGGAATACTGCCATACACTGGTATTATTATCTCCAGGCGTATCCCCTTCCAATCCTCCGCGAGAAGTAGCCCCAATAGGTTGTAATCTACTAATTGAAAAAGCCATAAGACTCTCCTTTATTCGGCATTAATGTCATTAGGCAGCATTGTGACATTTCCGCTTCCGGGTGAACGTGGAACTGTATTAACCTGAACTACAGTATATTCATTGACTGAACTGTCATCGCCCAGTTGATTAGACCCTACAAAGATAATATCCCCATGAAATAACGAGTTACGCAGAGTATTGAAATATCCGCCTGTTTTAACTGCAGATAGAACATCGGCTGTAATATAGGAATACATAGCCACACCTCTATCTATGGAACCATAATCTCGGCCATGAAATCCGCCCACCGGGCTGAAATTGACTGCTTCAAAAGACATAATTAAACCTCTATTTTAAAGGGGGGATTGCTCCCCCCCTATATTATTGTGCGTTACTTACGGTAACACCCTCATCGACGGGCATTTCAACTACGCCATTCGGGTCAATAACTACTGCACCGGCAGAGAACAGTCCATTAGAGAGCCATGAAGTTTTTTCACGAACCCAGCCAACGTCCAGCATGAAATCCTGGCCAATAGCAATACCCACTGAGCCGCGCTGGTTGCCATGAAGGGCATAACAGGTGCGGATATCACCAGTGAGAGGCAAGCCCCCCTCGTCGCGAGTCTCGATCATGTGGAACTGGAAACCCATGAATGTATTGACCTCACCATTTACAAGAGCCCTTACACCATTATAATCAATACTGGTAACTTGGGTGCTTCCTAAGAGCTGTTCTTCAGCTATCGGACTCCAGTAGATATGTCGGTCTCCTTTGGGAGCAGCCACATCATTCAGGAACCTTGCAGCTCTACGAATCTTGGTCACATTCATGGCATTGCTTGGCCCGATACCTACAGGCACGGTATTAGCAGCTTCACCCACCAATGAGTCCAGGATAATTTGATCTTCCCTGCGTCCAATAGCCATGGCGATTGTGGTTGCCAGTTCAGCACGCTCGGAATAATTGATGAGCAACTGAGCCAGTTTGTCCGTATATTCCGGTGCGTTCCACGGTTCCAACGTAGCATTAACGTGGTCCTGCTGGACGTTCATCGGAACTACATCGGTCTGATAAATTCTGGGAGTAGCGATACCTTTGCCAAAAGTAGGGAATTGATGGGTGATACCGATAACGCCGGTCTTTACTCGGACGGTACCGCGAAGCTTGGACCCACTCTGATACGCCTGTTTTACATCGGCGTCAAATTGGGCAATCTGATTGTTTGGTATGGAAACGGCCATGATAAGGCTCCAATTAAAGGTAAAAGAAATATTCTTTGCTTTAATCGATAGTCCAAATGGCCGTTGAGGTCCTGAAAGGATAGTCCCAACCCAAAAGGGTCGATCTACTACTTGCTACTACTACATTATCTTACATAGAAAGTCAAGGGTTAAGAATATACCAGTCGCTTCCCATGCTATTTTCTATGCCAATACGTTTATGCTGTTGACCATATTGATAAGCGTCATATTCAATAAGAATGACATCGTAAGGGCCGTCTTTTACTTGCCCATCTGTATATTGAGAAATTCTTATTCCATTTACATATACCGCTTTTAAGGTTCTGAAATCAATTCCTATATTTTCAATCATGGCTAATGGGGTTACCGACTCACCAAAAACAGATACTTTCGTGTTACTGTCTATAAGATTAAGTCCCACCACCTTAAAGGTGTCTTTCCAGCTCATGTAATTACCCGATGCCGGGGTGCCTTCGTACCAGTCATAATATTGCATTTGGGTAACGCCTAAAATTTTAACCTTATTTTCTGCTGGCTGACTCAACCCATCCAACGCAACCTGGAGCAAATGAATCCTTTCTTCTGCATGAGTCAAAAGGGTATTAAAGCTATCCATCTCATCCATGTGTAGCTGCATAGGAACGGCTATAGGGATAGCATCCACCTTATCGGTCAAGGTATCCAGCTTCTCTTCCAAGTATATACGGCCCAGCCCAGCTTCCAAGTGGTTCGCGTCAATCAGTTTTTTCATGGTTACAGGGGCCAAATCATCAAAAGCCCATGCGGGTGTAGCCAATACGATTGCCAAAAAAATGCTGGCAAAAACTTTATTCATTTTTGTTTCCTTATTATAGGGTTATTGAAACGTGGAAACTCTGGATTACAGGGGACCGAGTAGCTGCCGAGAATCCCTGTGGTCGTAACCGATCACCTTTCACCAGTGAGACAGGCACTCCAATAGATATGAATGTCCCAATTGCATCGTTTCCTATTGATGCTGTCGTTGCGGGGATGACATCAGGCAATTGAGCCCAACCAGCCCCGGTGTTCTTATAATATTCAATGCCATAAGGCTGCCCGGCACCATCCCCTATCAGTACACCTTGATAGTTAATAAATGTATCAATAGGCTCATTTCCCATATATATCATTTCCGCAGTTTCAGCATTCAGTAATTTAAAACGCTCTATCACGGTGCCTTCCGCCAGACCCGTTAAAACGAGAGTGCCGGGAGTGGATGAGAAACTTGAGGCGTCGGTATTGTCTGACATTAACAAACTGGCAATATACCTGCTAGGCGCAAACCCGGGATTATTCAGGGCTATTACTCTGGCATCCATGTGATTAATCCCGCTGGTACTCCATGTCCCAGTTTGCGTGGCTGTGAATGGTCGGTTGATCTGAACGGTGTCGGTCCCCACATTAAAGACATAAGTCCCCCCGTCATAGTCTACAGACAAATCTGTATCAACGTGCATGGTATCCCCATCTTGCAGGGCCGTTCCGACATCCGTTAGCTGTGTGGAGTCAGCACTAAACGTACCACCAGATTCATCCGAACCGAACAGCACTTCAAGTATCTCAAAGTAAGCTGCGGTAGATGCCACCACACGGCCCGTGACATTATATCCACCGTTGGTGGTGTACCCAGAAACAGTAACGATTTGATGAAGATACCCACCAAGAGCCCCACCATGATTGAACCGTGCCAGGTTGCCTCCAGCGTTGACCGTCCCAGCCGAAACAGAGGTGATAGACGTACTTGACAGACTTGCATCACTGGCTCCCGTAAATGTTCCGGTTTCACGCCCGGACAAACCTGATATGTCAAAAAGTGTCTGCCCAACATTATCAAGAATATTTCCAGTGACCTCTATTCTGGCAAAATCAGGGATTGCAGGATCTATTCGTAGCGCACTACCTGACGCATTAGTAATGGTAAAGTTGTTCTGAGTAAACCGGGCAAAGCTCGTATCGCCTAAAATGTTATGGACGGAACCGGTGCCCGTTAAACCATTGTATGCAGTTCCAGTACAAATCACCTGCTTTGTATCAGGCCAGCTAAACCCTGTTACAAAGTTCTGATAAATTCCTCGGTCTATCAATACTTGGGTTAATCGTTTCCCTTGACCCAGAATATCAAAATCAATGGAACTACACTGGTTCAAGAAAAAGAACGAGAAACCTAAGGATGCCACTGATGCCGGCAACCCCTCAAGGTCCATGAATTTATGATTTGAAGAACCGCTAAAGACAGGTAAAAATCGTAGAAAAGGAAAATTAATCCCCTCTCCCTCTACTGTTATAAAAAAGGTCTGACTAGAACCTGCATATACGATAGCTGGGCCAATAAACTTAGACCCATCCATGATATTAACTGACCCATTGGGAAACTGAATCCCTACTTCTTGGAAAAGTTGCCCTAGAACCTCATATATCAGATTGTTCTCTAGTTCAGAATGGGCACCACTCGGGGTAGGGAGATCAGAAGATTGGAATAGCTCCCGAACATTCATCCCCTGTCGTGATGGTATCCTGGTTGTCGCATTTGTATTAAAACCACTCATCTTGTGAAATACCCCGAGTCGTTAGCGTAAAGTCTGAAGAGTCCATAATCTGCCGTAATCTGTAGCGAAGCGGCACCATCAATAAGTATTACGGCACTCACCGTGATAGGAAGAGTACTCGCCACACCAGCTTGATCCTTAATCTCAAAGTACCATGGGTTTGTATTGGTTCCCTCGTGGGTGTCTGGCAACGTGAATGTGGTTGCGACAGAGCCAGTAAAGGTATAGAGCCTGTGCTTTCCTAGTGTGGCCACGCCAGAAGTTGCACCACTCCAACTTGCTCCTGTGAATTTAGGCTCGGCGGCCGTTGACGACTGAATATAGTCTGCATTCAGGTCTACGGTCTGGTCTAGGCGGCTTACTGACTCGATGGTAACAATAATATTCCCATCGGTAAGAGAGCAATAAATAAACTGGCGTTCCCCGACGAGCTTATTTATCGAATCAAAATACCCCTCGGCAGTGAGGGTAGCAATATCGTCAACATCACTTCCATAGGTCCACCCCATAGGGGCATTGCGGTCAGCAATAGTTAATCCCGCTTTAGAATTGGCCCCGAGGGGTGAAAGGTTTTCAAAGTCAAATGCCATGCGCGGCCTCTTCTTCAGGCTCAACAGTTCTCAAATGAATAGTCCCCAAAACCCCCAAAGGGATTACATATTTATTGCCGAGGTAACCGGCCATCATTGCATCTTCAGCATCAGACATTCTTCGGTCGAAAAAAAATATTTCGGCAATGTCCCCGTCTAAAGCAGTCCCATTGTTATTTAAAGACCTACCTATCTCTCCATTTAAAACAGAGGTCAATGGGGTTGTGTTGGCTCCGGTCATGCTATGCAAGACTCCATCCTCGTAATAACAAACATTAAAACCAAAGGTCTGAGAAAATCTATTTCCTACAACCAGAGGTTTCGTAGTTGTGAAAGCCGGAATAGTTTCATTAACAGCAGCACCTGTAAACGCCAAAGTATAAGTAGTGTCCGTCCGCCAACCAATGTGAGGGCCTACAAAGTTCCCAGCCGCGCCCCCAGGGCAATAATAGCTAGTAGAGGCATCACTGTTTCTTTGAATAGCTGTATATATTGAGAAATCGGAACCCGCCAAAAAACTCATATCAAGACTTAAATAATTATTAACACCGTCAAATCTTAGGACAGGGTGTCCATTGAAAGCATCGGCAACAAACAGGGGTCTATTCCCAGCCGTGGTCTGAGCCGCGTCATTTCCATGCCCACTTTGGTCAGCCCATCCTGAGACATCCCCGGAAACGAGGGTCACGCCTTCGGATGCCATGAACCAACTTCTAAGACCCGGCAAGTCCGAGGGTAGAAACTGAGAAAAAGGACGCCCGAAGGTCTTTCCGAATGTTTGGTTAAACGCTTTCATATTTCATAAGGGATAAATGCAAACACTCCCGCTGCTGAACTCGTTGATGGCTTGGATATCCTTAAAAATATTGGGCACAGTACGGTTAGAATATTATTCCCCGCTGTTAATTGTACCTGTACGCCGCTCTGGCTGGCATCAAGACCACTGGCTCCATCATCCACACTGAACTCAATATCGATTTCCTCAGTACCGAGTCCGGTAGCCATAAAAGTGTGCTCTCCATTCAACCCTGTCAAATTAACATTCACGTCGCTTACCGCGTCTGTGGTTGGTGCAATTATAGTTTTTGCTGCCATGACTTCTCCTTATTTTAAGATGCCCCGTTACCGTGAGTTTTAAGATATTCAGCATCGACTGTTTTCCTGAATGCTGCCCCTTCAGGGGTATTGAGGCGGTAAATTATTTCTCCCGCCTCGTTTTTCTTGTACATCATGGCAGCAAGTTCATCTTCAGTTTTAACCCCTGTCGGAACACCACCATTGATATTAACCGGGATAGGTTTCTCGCCACTCAAGAGCCGGAGCTTATTAAGCACCTGTACCCCTTGTGCGGTACTGGTTAGATTAATCGCGGCGTTGTATTCTTCTTCGTTTAGTTCACCACGGGAATTCAGTCCATCCAGCCAATCGTTGTTAGCCTTGACCAGAGTTTCCGCACCTTCCCCCAGTTTAGCCAATTCAGCTGCACCATCAAAAGGGTCAGGAATAAGAGGTTGGATTTCTGTCATCACATCACGGACAAAATCCTGGAACTGACCGGGACTCATGTTTGAATTAGCTTTGGCTGACTTTGCCAATGCCTGGAAAATCGGTTGATCTGGTGTCAAATCACCAAACTTGGTAAAGGCGTCACCCTCGGCTTGGCCTTCTACACCCATGGCACGGATAGGAGGCTTGAAATCTTTAAGATATCCCTTGTAATCTTCTGGGGCCTCTCCCTTCCCGGCGATCTGTTGGCGCAATTGCTCATTGTGCTTGCGCGTGTCATTATTCGATTTAACCAGGGCGTCAATATTAGCTTCCCCT